CCGAGGGGGCCCTGAGCGCAGTGCAACATCTCCAACCCTATGGTTGGGACCAACGATTGGGGTCTGACCCCAGAAAGGTATTTCCGATATGAACGGATTTACCCCCTGGAATGACTCCAGGAACACCATCCGCGTCAACCTCCTTGTGGAGGAAGACGGTCTGGTGGAACGTGCGAACACCGAGAAGGCGTTCGCATCGTTCGAGGCCGAGCTGTCCCGTGTCGAAGACGTTTTGAAGCGTCTCCGAAGCACGCGGATCAGTCCGTACCCCCATGCGAAGCTGTAAAGCTTCGTAGATCGCTGGCCCAATTGTTGGGCTAGATAACGAGGAGTAATTCCTCGGGACCATGAGGAGCTCTGTATCGCCGTTGGATGATTATCATGACACAACGTAGACGAGGGATCGCCTACGTTGGTCCGGTTGCGAGCCGGTCTAAGACTTGGATCGTGAGTAATGGCGTCATGTCAAACATGTCGTCATCACGAACTAGTCTGTCCGACTCGTTTAAACCGCTCAACGGGAGTCAGGTTACTGACTCAGAATCACATCCCGCTTGGCGTGATCGCAAACGCGATCACTTCAAGGGTGATCTTGGAGGACCATTCTTCACTCAGAAGAGGTATGCGTACTCGGATTCTACCGAGCCCGTGACCCTATCTGGGAGTCGAGTGGTGATAGCTGGGGTCCGTACTGACTTCGGTCAGTACATCGGCCCTATGCTACCAGCGTCTCCGAGTGTTATGGGATACCCTGCCTATGCTCATTCCAACAATGATACGTTGGATGAACTTGGCACGGTTGCCATCGCTCGGTGTTCGCCTTCCAATCCCACCGCGGACGTTGCCACCTTTCTCGGTGAACTACTCAAGGACGGTTTACCGCACTTGATAGGCGATACCCTACATGGGCTCGCGAGTATGACTTGGAAACAACGCCGAAAGGCGATTGCTTCTGAGCATCTCAACGTCGAGTTTGGATGGAAACCATTCATCTCCGACCTTAGGAAGTTTGCT